GATAGCAAAAAATGTAAAGTGTACTTGACAAAGGATCGGTTAAGATGTATCATAATCCCAGAAAGTTAAGTTGACTTAACAGAAAGGAGGCATGCGATGGTTAATAATAATCTTTCGGAAGTTCGAAAAGACAAAGGGTTGACGCAGGAAGAATTAGCGGAGAAATCCGGAATTTCCAGAGTAACGATTGCGAACATCGAACGTGGCGCGGTTACAAATTTGAAGATTAGCACTATGCTCAGCTTGGCGAACGCGCTAGATTCTACTGTAGAAGAAATTTTTTTACCTAGATAGTTAAGTATGCTTAACCATCTTAAAAGGAGGACAAATCATGAAAGTATTGAAAGATCCAAACCAGGTACTTCGCATCATGCGTGCGAAACTGGACGAGCTTCACAAGAGATTCGTCGAGGCGGGTGTAGGAGAATCCACGGAGATTAGCGGGCAGGAGTCCGCGATCATCAACATCGCGGGGAACATTCGCCACGCGATCGAGGACCATGGCTGCTTCGGGGCGGATGACATGAAGTGTGTCTATGACTACGTTGACGACGCTAAAGAAAACGCCCACGAGTACCGTAATCCCAGAGACACTTGGTTCATGAAAGGCCGCGCCAAGGGCGCCGCATGGGCCCTGAAAGAAGTCAAAAAGAGGATGGAGGGGGAACCATGACAGACGAAGAGTGGGGAAAACATGTTGCCGTACAGAGGAGAGCCCTCCGCAATGCGGTCGGGCTGCTTTGCCAGTCGTTACAAGTAGCAGGTGTACCGTTGTACTCGCTGGAAATCGTCGAGCGTGGCAGCGATCGCCTGGTTAAAGCTACGTTCACGTGGGGTGAGCGCTGGGCGGACATCAGCATGGATGCCCCGCATACGGCGCTCTGGGATATTCTGCGACAGATCCCGGAACTCAGGTAACCATTAGGAGGTGCCATCATGGGCAAAGAAAAAAAGTGGATCTCCGCGAAGGAATACGCGGAGACCCACGATCTCCCAGTCAGTACCATTCGCAGGTACTGCAGGGCAGGGGAAATCCCCTGCTTTAGGATTGGCCAGCGGTTCATGTTCAACCCCAAAGACATGGACGCCTTCCTCGAGCAGAAGGCACGCGAGGGGCTGAAAGATAGACCGGGGACCTTCCTAGAAGCCGTGAAAAAGGCGAAGGAAGGGACAAGGATTTCTGTCTGGCGAGCCAGACAGAATGAGGAGAAGGCCATGGAGACGACCTAAAGGAGGAACAAAATGAGAGAAAAAGCAATGAGAGAAGTGATCCTCGCACAATTGGGCGCGCTTCGCGCGGATGCAGGCGTCGAGCTGGTCGCGTGCAAAGACACCTGCGTCGGCGACTACCTAGTAGGGAAGACCGACGCCCTCGCCGTCGCCATGCAGATGATGCAGTCGAAGGCACTAATCGAAAGCATGGCGAATTTCTTGCGCCACGAGGAAACCCGCAATATGAATATGGCGGAGAGCGCCCGTTTGTGCGCAAAGGAAATGATGGCGCGGATCTACGAAGGGAAGGCGGCCGGATACATGGCAGCATCCCGAGTGGTTACCGAGATCAGGGAGGCAAATCATGAGTAGTGCAGAAGCAATCCAGGTAGTCCATCAAATGATGGACGCACGTGAGCAAGAAGAAGCGAGAACCGCGGCACTCGCCTCTCAAGTAGCCACAAAGAAATATGATCCTAGCGCCGCACGCCAGAGGTTCTGGAAGGAAGTGGCGATCTATCCGCTGACGCTGGTGTGCGCCGCGGTATACACTCTGCTAATGGCGGTGGCTCAATGAGATGCTGCGAGGGCTGCGGGAAGCCGCTCCCTGCGGATGCCGCCCCGCGGAAACGCTTCTGCTCCGCAGAGTGTGAGCGGCGCTCTTACTACGAAGGGCGCCGCGATAAGGACCACGCTAAAGAAGAAGCGGAAGAAGGCATTCCGCTCCGCGAGTTCCAATGTGAGCAATGCGGACACTGGGTCCGCGTCATGAGCAAGGGCGACAAGCGCTTCCGCTTCTGCAGCGCCAAATGCGAAAAGGCATTTTGGAAGCGGAATAAACCGAAGGCTGCAGGGGCTTCGAAAGCTCCGGCGGGCAGAGGCTTTGGCGGTGGCTACTTCGAGAGGTGCTGCAAGTGGTGCGGAAAAGCATTTGGTACGCAGTCGGCAACGGCGAAGTATTGCTGCCGAGAGCATAAGCACATGGCGTTGATGTGGAAGAAACAGAACGCCGCCGAAGAAAAGAAGGCTAGGAAACGGTCGAAGTACCGACCGTTCGTGGATGAAAGGGATGACTAAATGAAAGACGAAGTCACGCTGGAACAGGCGCTCGAGCTCCTCATGGAGGATCAGCCTGTCCACGTATTCAATGAGGATGGGGATGACTACTTCTTCGGCTATAAGAGCGCCATCAATGAAGAAGAACCTGTCCCGCATCTGGTCGTCACCGGGATCTTCGCGAACACCGAGGATCTGAAAGATGGCAATGGCGAGATGCAGGTCATCGAGCTGCAGGTGAAAGAGTAAAGGAAAAGAGCCTTGGCAGCGGCTACTGCTAAGGCTCGGGCAGGAAGGTTTTGATACGCATTCCTGCCTCTATTATACCAGAAATAGGAGAAATCATGGCAGAGCTTGAAAATCACATGGTGTGCGGCATTGGCTTCTTCGATGAAGAAGCCGCCCGCCATCGCCTTGAGCGGGAAGAATACGAGATGGAGCACGCGGATGACGCATGGGATGACTGGTTGGGAGGCGAGCCGATTGAACACGAAGCCGAAGCGGATGTATCCGCATCAGTGCCGGATCTGCGGTAAGACTTACTACAACTCACACAATAGCAAGAGACCGGGCACCTGCTGCAAGCAATGCGGCATGATCCACGCAAACATCAGCCGCAGGATGAAGCGGCACCCTTTGAGAGACGCAGCGGCGCTGGTGAAGCATCTGCAGATGATGTTTAGCACCATCGAGCAGCAGATGGGGGACAAGCAGCAGACGATCGACATGATGTCTTCTTTCGAATGGGACATGATGATCGATCTTTGCGAGAGGGACTGGCCGTTCCTTGAGGGCTGCTCAGAGGAAGAGCTGGATACGCTCGCTGAGCTGGTGGATGTGGCGGAGGATCTGCTGGATCTTCCGGCGCAGATGCCGCCCACGAAAATGCCAAGCGGCGTTTATTGGGAAGTTATCAATGTGGTGGATTCATATCATAAAAATAGGAGGAGAAATGGCGACATTGTATGAAATCGACGAAAGGCTGGCAAATATTTTTGTCACCCTGGAAGGCACTGCCGTAGATGGCAGCACCGGGGAAGTACTGGATGCAAAAGCATTGGATGATCTTGAGATGGAGAAATGGGCCAAGGTGGATAACATCTGCCGATATATCAAGAATCTCCAGTCGGATATCGAGCAGTACAAAGAAGAAGTAGACAAGCTGACGGCGAGAGCCGTGTCGGCACAGAAAAAGCTGGAGAGCCTTAAAACCTATCTGGCCATGCATCTGGAAGCAGGCAAGAAGGCGGATGTGCCTAGTGCACAGATCCGTTGGCGAAAGTCCGTGACGGTATCCATCCCGGATGAGAATATGATCCCCATGTGCTTCATGAAGCAGGTCATCACGACCAAGCCGGACAAGCTGGCTATCAAAGAGCTTCTGAAAGCAGGGAAGGCCGTCCCCGGCGCTTCTTTGGAAGAAAAACAGAATCTGTCTATTAAGTGATAGCCATTCGGCGATTCACTTTTAGAAATACATCATAGGAGGTATATATGCTTACCATCAACAAGGGTATCCAGCAGAGTGCCGTCAAGGTCGTGGTATACGGCGTGGAGGGCATCGGGAAGACGACTTTCGCCAGCCATTTCCCCGCGCCGCTTTTCCTCGACCTGGACCGCGGCAGCCGCCGGATGGATGTCGATCGCATCGACTCTATCCAAGACTGGCCCGCTCTCATGGGCACGCTGGACCAAATCCAGCGCGACCCGTCGCTTCCCTATTCGACGATCGTCATCGATACGGCGGATATGGCGGCAAAACTGGCGAGTGCCTACATCTGCAAGGCAAACGGCAGCAAGAAGAGTATCGAAGAATTCGGCTACGGCAAGGGCTATGTGATCCTTGCCGAAGAATTCTCAAAGCTCTTGGTCAATGCGGAGGTGCTGGTGAATATGGGCTTCAATGTCGTATTCCTGGCACACGCGATGCAGCGGACGGTCACCCGCCCGGATGATACCGGGAGCTATGACCACTGGGAGATGAAGCTCCCCGGTAGCAAGAACAATTCACTGGGGGCTCTTCTCAAAGAGTGGGCGGATCTCTTGCTCTTCGCGGACTACAAAGTCATCATCCGGCAGGGGGCAGACGGCAAAGGCAAGGCGGCAGGCGGCCAGCGGCGAATGCGCGCGACGCACACACCGTTCGCAGACGCGAAGAACCGCTTCGGGCTCGCAGATATTCTGGACTTCGACTTCAAGGCAATCCAGTCCATCATCCCCGCCCGTCCTGTCACGCCGCCGAGAACCACCATGGAAAAGGCGTATCAGGCGAAGAAGAAGGTGCAGAAGGGCATCACCCCTAAAACGGCC